GCAGATAGGAGATGGATTTGACAACTGATTTAGGTGACAAGGTAGCAAAGATAGAAGGCTTAGTCGATAAGAGGATTAAGATTGGTAGCCTTAGATTTACCTATACGCAGTTAGTAGGTGCGTTTGCCTTGCTTGGCAGTATTCTAGGAACGCTTTATGGAGGGTTCTTAATGTATCAGAAGGTAGAGTCCTTAGCTTCATTAGACCTTGGAGCTATAAGTTCTCAGATGAAGAAGACCTCTGCTGACGTACTCCGGGTAGAAGAAGTAGCCAAAGAGATTAAAGTAGAGCTAAAGGAAGACCTTGCTAGGCTTAGAACGTCTAGTTATAATCTTGAAAATAGAATTGACACTAAGCTTCAGTCTATTGATGTACGTATTACTACGATGGATAATAAGCTTGATAAATTTGACATACAGCTAGATGCTACAGAAGAAAAACTAATGAAACGAATACAACAGTCATTAGACAATCCATTAAACAACTGATAACATAGGAGATACTATGAAAAAAAGAAATAAAAAACCACCAGTTAAAAGATACTAATGACTGCACTACAACAAAAACAACTCGATAAACACGAGAAGCAGATTGCTGACCTTTATAAAGACGTTAGAGAAATTAAGAATATGAATCTTAAATTTATGTCTATGGGTAAAGGATTGTTAATTGGTTTTGCTGTTATGGTAGCAACTGATATAGGAATTGGTGAACTACTGATGAAACTTATATGATTAGTTTTTTAGCAAACATAGCACCAATAGCACTAGGCTTTCTTGGTAAGTTATTTGCTTTGAAGAGTCAAGCGGCTCAAGAACAACAGAAACTAATGATAGAGAACATGCAAGCTCGCAATGATTCTATTAATCAAGCAAGAGCGGCGGCAGACAAAGAATCACCTATGGCGGCTTGGAACAGGCGAATAATTATTCTTGTAATTTTAGCGCTTGTAATTTTTACGCAAGTAGCACCAGTCGTTTTTAATGCAGAAATGGTTATACCAACAACTAAAGAGGGTTTAAACTTTTTAGGTTTGTTTCAACTTACCCCGGATGTAGTCGAATACATAACTGTACAAGCTGGTTCAGTAGTCAAAATGGATGAACTATTCGGATGGGCAACCATGATTATTGAGTTCTATTTCGGCGCACAGCTCGCCAAAGGCAAATAAAAGGAGAAGATATGCCAGTAAAAATTGAATACCAAGAGATGCCACACATGATGCCAGTACCTATGGAAACTAAATCCAAAGGTTTTGTAGGAGGAATTATCTTATGGCTCACTAAGACTAGAACGTGGGAAATTACTAAAGATTGGAAATTTCACATAACACATGATGGTAACACACATCCAACGTATTACGTCATTCCTAAAGGATTTATCTTTGATGGTGCTTCAGTACCTAAACCATTAAGAAGTTGGCTCTCACCTATGGGTGTCCTCTTGAGTGGTGGTCTCGTACACGACTATGTGTATAAATTTGAAGTTCTCAAGTTAGGTGGCAAGAAGGGTGCTACAGAGAAAAAGACTCAAAAATGGGCAGATATGCTCTTTAGAGACATTTGTGTAGATGTTAACGGATTTAAACTGATTAATTACCTAGCGTACTACGCACTTAGATTAGGTGGCTGGTTAGCTTGGAACGGTCATCGCAAACGCAACGTACAATGGAATGACTCTTGAGTGAAATTGCACAGATTGAGTTACCACCTAAATTAGTACCAATATTTGAAGGCGAGGCAAGAATTAGAGCCAGCTATGGTTCTAGAGGTTCAGGCAAGACTCGTTCATTTGCACTAATGAGTGCTGTCTTTGGCTATCGCTGGGGTAGCTCAGGTGTATCCGGTACAATACTTTGTGGTCGTGAGTTTATGAACTCATTAACTGAGTCATCTTTAGAAGAAATTAAAGCGGCTATACGTTCAGTACCTTGGCTAGAAGATTATTATGAGTTAGGTGACAAGTACATTAAAAGTAAGGATGGACGAATTACGTACACTTTTGCTGGTCTAAGACGTTCACTAGACTCAATTAAATCTAAGTCTCGTATCTTATTAGCTTGGGTAGATGAAGCAGAGAATGTAAGCGGAAGAGCATGGGATGTGCTACTACCATCTATACGAGAAGAAGACCTTAGTATTGGATTTTCTTCAGAGATTTGGGTGACATGGAATCCGGAGTCAAAATATTCTGCAACGCATGAAAGATTTAGAGCTAACTTTCCTAGCAATTGTAAAATAGTTAAGTTAAATTACACAGACAATCCTTGGTTTCCAAAAGTTCTTGATGACCAACGCATAGAAGACAAAAAGAAACGTCCGGATATGTACGAACACATTTGGGAAGGTGGATTTTTAGTTTACTCAGAGGGAAGTTATTACAGCTCTGAAATGAGAAGAGCTAAAGACGAAGACAGAATTGGTACAGTAAGATATGACAGAGCTAAAGGAGTAGTAACAAGTTGGGATTTAGGGGTAGGCGACAGCACGTCAATCGTTTTCTCACAATTTATTGGTACTGAAATTCACATCATTGACTATTATGAAGCATCAGGTGCTGGACTAGAGCATTACGCTAAGGTGTTACAAGACAAAGGGTACGTTTACGACCAGCATGTATTTCCACATGACGTTAGAGTTAGAGAATTGGGTACAGGTAAGAGTCGTATTGAAACATTAGAAGGTTTAGGAATTAGAGATATTGAAATAGCACCTTCATTACTTATAGATGATGGCATTCAAAAAGTTAGAGAGCTGTTGGACAGATGTTATTTTGACGAAGTTAAGTGTGAAAAATTAATAGATGCTATGTTAAATTACTCAAGAGATTGGGATGACAATGGTAAGACGTGGAGAATGAGACCAAAGCACGATTGGAGTTCACATGCGGCAGACTCGATGAGGTATCTTGCTATTGGGTACACACCTTACAATGAAGCTTGGGATAAACCTTTAAGAAGAAACATAAAAGGTGTTGTTTAATTAGATAGTCTTTAATGCTAATCGCCACATTGGGTCTTCGTAGCGTAATAATATTTCTTCTTTCTTTTGTTTTCCTTTAGGTCTACCACCTTTAGCTTTATTAAATGGAGCAAATATTTGAACAGGGTCGGTGTGTCTGTTTAAACGATTTCTTGCGGCTGATTCTGTACAACCAAGTTCTGCTGATAATTCTCTTGATGTTATTTTTTGACCATCGTCTAGCATGTACGTCAGAGTTCTACGCTTACCCATTAGTGAATGTACTGCTCGTACTGTGAGAACCACAAAGCTATGTATACGATTGCAGTAACTTCAATAATAAAACCAACTGAATAGAAAAAAATTAACCATGACCAAATCTTTCTCATTGTTTTCTCCTATGTATGTCAACTAATCCACTAAACAAAGCATTGCGTGTTTGTGTAAAGACAGCTAATCTTTTTGCTAGTATCTTGGATTCTGCATCACCTTTTAACAAAGCACCTAATATATCCATTGCTTTCTCACCTTTAGTTTCTTTATCAGCAAAAGCCATAAGCTCTTTATCTGTAAATTTATTTTTCATCAGGCATACCTAGTGTCATTAACAACAGCGTAGCACCAGCGCTAACCAGTCCTGTACCAATCAGCGCAAGCAATGGAACTGTAGTTTCAATTAAGAATGTCATAGTTTTCTTCTATAAGATTTGCCATAGACTTTCTTTTATCTAATTCTACACCTTTTTTTCTAAGTCTTTTTTCAAGTTGAGCTTTAGTAAAATGTTCTGTAATGTGCTGTATGTTCAGCGATTTACTCCAGTATGGACGTAGTTTAGTCATTGTCATTCTCCTTATCTATATCTTTTTGGGTTAAGAAACCAGCGCAGTTGCTCATGATTTCGCTCGTACAAATAAGCTGGTCATCATCTATCACGTTCGGTGGTATTAATAATGAATCATGCTTATCTTGCAATGCACTACAGCCTGATAACAATAGCGCTAATACAATTATTTTAAAATGGGATGTCATCGTCAAACTCCTCAGATGCAACCGGGGTAATAGAAGCTGGAGCATCAGCAATTTGTTGAGCTGGAGCTTGAGTATTAACTTTCTTAGATAAAATCTTTAGCTCAGAACCAAAGCCGCCAAGCTTTACCTCAGTCACGTATTTCTTTTCACCGTTTGCGGCAACATAGTCTCGGTGAGTAAGCTGTCCTTCTATGTACAATTGAGTACCTGTATCGAGGTCTAATTTTTGTACAACTTCCGCGAGACGATTAAAAATTGTTATGCGGTGGTATTCAGCCTTGGACTTCTTTTCTCCGGAAGTTTTATCTACCCAAGATTCGTTTGTTGCTAAATTTAACAGAGCTACTACTCCGCCAGTTGACGTGTTTTTGATTTCTGCTGGCTTGGTTAAGTTACCAATCAACATGACTTTATTGACCATTACATCTCCTTATATTAAATTAGGTGGTTACTTAACGGTAACCAATCGGTAGCGTTTGTTTTAACTTTACGAGGCTAGGACACCCCGACTTCAGCATAGGTGCTACACCTCTGAGTTCTTTTTTGCTTCTGCTGTGGCAAACTTCACAATACGTTCAAGCTTATCTGCTTTCTTAGTCTTAGCTTCATCAGCTATTTTAACCGCACGTTCAGTCATATATGCAGATTCATCAGACCTTAATTCTTTCCATACAGCAGTCTTGAGAGGTACGTTACCTTTAAAGTTAGTCAGCACTTCTAATATTCCTTCTTCATCTGCTTCTTCAATAGCCATTGATAAAGCTTGAGATATGTACGCTACTGCTGACGCCATAGTTAATTCATGATGTGCAATGTTAGACTGTTGCAATTTAGCGTTCTCAATTTCCTCAAAACTTGCGACCTGACCGCTTGGCATTAGACCGACACCGAACGCTAGGCAACGCCCTATAGCGCTAGTTTCTGCACATTCAATATGAGATGTCTTGTTAATGTTACTAGCTCCCATGTCTTCTTTTGCATGTCCTGTACCTGTAATAACTCCATCAACAACAGCATGAGCTTTAAAAATTACTTGCCCATCTTTGTTATGTACTATCTCAGTAAGAATTTGCCCATTCTCGTACATTTCTTTAAAGGCATGAACCCTATTAACCACCATGGCATAATCTGCTCCGCCTTGTACCTTAGTTGTCTTAACTGTTGCCATTATTTCTCCTTAAAATTTAGGGGCATAATAAACCCCATGGTTTAACAGCTCTTTATAATATTTTGTTTGAGCTGTATAAAAATCTAAATTATCTGTTTCATCAAATTCAGCATCACGTTGCAAGTGTAAAAATTTCTTGTACATCTGCAACGTGTCTTCTAAATTGTTATCCACTAACACGACCTATGTAGACATATTTTGCCCACGTACATGGCGTACCAAATCTGTTAGTACCTTTCATTATCTGAGTAGGTTCAACAAATTGATGACCTAATTCTTTTAAATCAAATACGACAGCCGCTAATCTTGTAATAGCATAAGTGTCATCAGCCTCACGAGGTGTAATACTTCCGTTAGTCCTAAGATAAGATAAGACTTGTTCTTTTTGGTTACTCATCATCGCTCTCCTTAGTTGGTGGTTCTTGGTTGTCTAACTCTTGTAAATTTTCTTCAGAGTTAATCTCATCGTAGTAGTAATCTGATATGCTCATTACTTACCTCCTACTAAAATTTCACAAGATATTCTGTCTTGTAAGACACTTCTAATAATATCTGTAAAATCGTAATCAAAGTCTTCATCATAGTCAACGTGTTTACCAATTACTCTAGTACGGTAAGTGTAGTATCTCATAGCTTTAATTCTTTCAATGCCATCAGCAAGATTTAAAACGTTAACAATGTCAACAGTAGCTTCAGTAGGGTGAACCCAATCCTCAATCTCCATTAAAATATTATCAACGTTATCTAGCATTTGCTCTTTAGCATCGTCAAAGTTTGCAGACCATTTACTTTCAAATTCGTCACCAGCTTTTAAGCTTTCAGTAGTTTCCATTTATTTCTCCTATTTAGTTATGTGATTAATTCAATCACGAAGTGAGTATATCATAAACGATATATAAAGTCAACCTAGGTTTAACAAATACTCTTCAGAGTAATTAGTGTTAGCTAAAACTTTATCGTAATGTAAATTGATTATTACAGCCATGTCATCGAGAACCATGTGACTCATTATTCCAAGAGTTTCAAGGTGACGTACATGACTTAGCTTGAGACCGTTCTGTTGTAGTATTGAACGCTCAGTCTCAGCTTTGTCATCATCACCCCATAACGATACACACACCATCTCTTTATCATTCCATCTGTAGTCTGCTACATTCAATAGCGCGACCAATACATCAGTAGTATTAATAGTCATAGTTACCATCCTTTGCGATTACTCGCGGTTGCTCACCCATAAAAACTCTAGTCATGCTTCCAACGTAATGTCCAGTCATATCCATGACCCATTGTCTAGCTTCATCAACGCCCCAAAAAGGCACAATCATTCTTACTGAACCTGTTTGGTTGCCTGTACGAAAACCAACCATCCAATGTACACCATCGTGCTTGTCCATAGGGATAATGTCAATAGCATCATCAACGTTATCCATGATGCAGTTAATAGTTGCCCAGCCAGCATGCTCAGTTTTAAACTCAACGTCCTTCAATAGTTCACCATTAAATGGTTCAACAGAACGAAACCAAGTATCTTGCTCAAATGGTGAGTCCGGGTTAAATTCACAGCCGCGACAAATTATGTAACCTCTGTAAAACCAACCTTGAAATGAATGTTTATCAAAAGTAGGTTGCTCATTTTCTGAAAGGTATGTGTTAGCATCTCTAATATAAATTCTTGTTTTTTTATTTGCTCTCATAAATCTCCTAGGTAGTTGGGGGGAGTTAACCCCCCGGTAAATTATTTAAAAAATCCTGTTTCAATTTCATCAAGTTTTGCTTCAGCATTACGGAAAGCAAGTGTAATTCTTGCTAAGTCTCTATCTTCCCAGCGTGAAACCATCATTGACAATTCAGCGTCAGTTGGTTTAAGACCATCTAAATGTAAATCAGCATCAACAAAATTCCAGTTAACGTTACCAGCTAAGTCAACGTTCTCAGGTCTAACTACTGACCTGTCAAATGCATCTTGCAGTACGTGTCTACGTGCATTACCTTTTGCTAAACGCTCTTTAGAATTAAGTCTAGCCATCTCGATGTCATCTAGTTGGTTGTTAATAATATCTAATGTATTCATTGTATCTCCTAGTTTTAAGTTAAAGTTATGTTGTTGTTGAGAGCATTATATCATGTTTGAGGTATTTGTCAAGCTTTATTTAATTAAACAGGACAAATAAGTTAAAAAAAACCCCCGGGAGAATAAGTCCGGGGGGAAACGTTACTTACGTTTATTGGAGATGTTATGCTACAAGCAACTCATTGAGCATAGGGATAGCTTTTCTTACCTTAGCCTCACGATTGTATATAGTAGCAACTTTGTTAGCCTCATTCTTAAATTTAGCGTGGCTAGACCAATCAGTTAAAGTATTGAAGACTGCCCAAAGATTCTTACCCATCTCATTAACATATTTTAGGTAAGTCTCTTCAAGTAGTAACTCAAGTCTATCACTTTTTCCAGCAACTCTCTGAAAAATCTTAGTTGCTTCTGCATTAGTAACTGGAGACTGTGGGTATTTTTTCCAAAGCTCAGTATTTTTTGTATAGACTATAAGAGCTGTTTCAAGTTTAGCAACTGCAACGTCAATGTCTAAGCTTCTTGTGTGTTTAGCACTATACTCAGAGAATGCATCAGCAATTACTTGACCGTTCATACAAGCCAGTCTAACAGCTCCTACCATAGACATAAACTTCCAAGAGCCATCGTAAGAGTTAAGCACCATAATTTTAAGGTCAACAAAGTCACCTGTGTCAATCTCAATCCTGTGAGCTGGGAAAGTATAAGTAACAATAGTCTTAGCACCCATGTGAGACTGTTGGATGTCTTTAGTCATGTCAGTCCTGTCTAAATC